AGAATTTGAATGATATAGATATAAGTAAACTACCTGCGGATATTAGAAAAACATATAAGCAACTTCAGGTATTACACGCAGAAAAAAAGATACAGAATAAAGCTAAAAATGATTTCTTATCCTTTGTCAAATGTATGTGGCCCGATTTTATAGAGGGGTCCCACCATAGACACATTGCAGATAAATTTAATAAATTGGCTACGGGCGAAATAAATCGTTTGATAGTTAACATGCCCCCAAGACACACCAAGTCGGAGTTTGCCTCATACTTACTTCCGGCTTGGATGGTGGGCCGTGATCCAAAGCTCAAGATCATTCAAGCAACGCACACAGGAGAACTTGCGGTGCGGTTTGGTAGAAAAGCAAAGAACCTAATCGACTCGGAAGATTATACAAAAATTTTTAAAACTAGATTACAAGAAGATAGTAAAGCCGCTGGTAGGTGGGAAACAGCACAAGGCGGAGAATACTTTGCAGCTGGAGTAGGCGGTGCCATCACCGGCCGGGGTGCTGACTTATTAATAATTGATGACCCACACTCGGAGCAAGATGCAATGTCCAAGACTGCATTAGAGGGAGCCTATGAATGGTATACATCAGGACCACGACAAAGACTTCAACCTGGTGGTAAAATAGTTTTGGTTATGACTCGTTGGAGTGAAAAAGATTTAACAGGTATGTTAGTTAAAAATCAAAAAGAAGTAAAAGCAGATCAATGGCACGTGGTCGAGTTTCCGGCAATCATGGACCACGGAACAAAGCCCAGACCAGTGTGGCCAGAGTATTGGAAGCTAGATGAATTAGAAAAGGTACAAGCAACACTGCCCACGGCTAAATGGAATGCACAATGGATGCAAAATCCAACAGCAGAAGAAGGCGCAATATTAAAACGTGAATGGTGGAGAAAGTATGAAGGGGAAGAGATACCTCATCTACAACACGTCATACAATCTTATGATACGGCTTTTCTTAAAAAAGAAACGGCCGATTATAGTGCTATCACAACATGGGGTATATTTTATCCTGATGAAGATAGTGGGGCCAATCTCATACTTTTAGACGCCATCAAAGGCAGATACGAGTTCCCTGAATTAAGAAGATTGGCCCTTGAACAATACGAATATTGGAAGCCTGAATCCGTTATAGTTGAGGCAAAAGCCAGTGGTTTGCCACTTACATATGAGTTAAGGAAGATGGATATACCTGTTCTTAACTTCACACCATCAAGAGGAAATGATAAGCATGCACGTGTAAATGCGGTTGCACCTTTGTTCGAATCTGGTATGATATGGGCTCCTGAGCAAAAATTTGCTGAGGAAGTTATAGAGGAATGTGCGGCTTTCCCCTATGGCGATCATGATGACTTGGTGGATTCTACGACTCAAGCCATAATGAGATTTAGACAAGGCGGTTTAATAGATCACCCTGAAGATTACGTAGATGAAAAAGTTGAACAACCGAAAAGGAATTATTATTAATGGCTGAAAAAAAATATATGTTCAATGGTGTGTTGAGAGAACCTAAGTCTGATCTTGAAAGAGCTTCTGTAGGAAATCCTGGAACAAAAGAAATGTATGCATCTGAGATAAGAGAGGCACTCGCACAGAATAGAGATGACGCTAAAGTCAAAATACCAATGAGGCCTAAAAAACAAGAACCATTTAAAATGGATTTAGAACAGATTAGAAAACTTATTAATCTAAAAAAAATTAAAGACCTCCAAGATAAAATGAATTTAGAAAAAAATATGGCAGAGGGTGGTATAATGCGTGCTAACTATGCAAGGGGCACGGAACTTGAAGCAGGAGCACAACCCATAACTATTAAAGGAGATATTCGTCCTAACAATATGATGATGGCATCAGAGTCACCAGAAGAAGAAGAGGAAATGTTAAGAGACATAGAACTCTTACAAGAGATGAAAGAGTTTGAAGAGTTTAGAAAAAATAATCCAGGTTCAACATACGATGATTTTAAATCATCTAAATTAGCAAAAAAAGAAATATCTGATCTTGATTTAATTTTAAAAATTATGGAAATAGAAGGAGATGATTTTGGATCTGCTACAAAAAAAATGGAGATGTATAGAAGAATGGAAGAGAATAAAAAAAATAAACCAAAAGATCCTGCAACAGCAGTTAGAAAAATTAAACTAGCACAAGGTGGACTTAGCTCTTTATTAGGTGAATAATGAAAATTGGTGAATACAAAAAGATGATGTCTTATTTAACAAGACCATCAAAAAACCCAACGCTCGTTGAAAACATGCCTTTTGTGAAACATGATCAAATACCACCTAAGTCAGGACCAAATTCAAAAGGGTTGAATTTAAATAAAAAAAATAGTAGAAAGGTATAGGAGTATATATGGCAGATATAGACAAAGGACTCCCGAACACTAGAACTAAAATTGATATTCCCTCAGAGGAGGAAATAGCAGAAGAAGTTGCGGTTCAGGAACCACAAGATGATAAAGGACCAATAGAGGTCATACCAGAAGAAGACGGCGGCGCAACGATAGACTTTGAACCGGGATCAATAAACATACCGGGCACAGAATCTCACTTTGATAATCTAGCAGATATTTTACCAGACGATGTTATAGATCCAATTGGTGGTGACATGGTTCAAAATTATATGGACTATAAAGCATCAAGAAAAGATTGGGAGCAGTCTTATAAATCAGGTTTAGATCTTTTAGGTTTTAAATACGAAAATAGAACAGAACCGTTTCAAGGAGCGTCGGGTGCGACACACCCAGTATTAGCAGAAGCGGTAACTCAGTTTCAAGCACAAGCTTATAAAGAATTACTTCCAGCAGATGGACCAGTAAGAACACAAGTCATAGGAATTAAAACTCCTGTAACAGAACAACAAGCAACTCGTGTTAAAGATTACATGAATTATTTACTAATGGATCAAATGAAAGAGTATGAAGAAGAATTTGATTCAATGTTATTTCACTTACCGCTTGCAGGTTCTACTTTTAAAAAAGTTTATTACGATGTGCCTATGGCAAGAGTGGTATCAAAGTTTGTACCTGCAGATGAATTAGTTGTACCATACACAGCTACAAGTTTAGATGATGCAGAGTCTATAATTCATGTTGTTAAAATGTCAGAGAATGAATTACGTAAACAACAAGTAAATGGTTTTTATAGAGATATAGATTTAGCACCACCAGGAACTGTTGAACAAAATGAAGTAGAAAAAAAAGAAAGAGAATTAGATGGTACTAAAAAAGTTGGTAAACAAGATACTCTATATACTTTATTAGAGTGCCATGTAAATTTAGATTTAGAAGGTTTTGAGGATCAAGGACCCGATGGACCAACAGGAATAAAATTACCCTACATAGTAACTGTAGAAGAAGGTAGCCGATTAGTTCTCTCTATACGGAGAAACTATGCGCCCGATGATCTAAAGAAAAATAAAATCCAATATTTTGTCCACTTCAAATTTCTGCCAGGACTAGGATTTTATGGCTTTGGACTCATTCACATGATTGGCGGATTGAGCAGAACAGCAACTTCTGCTCTCCGTCAATTATTAGATGCTGGAACATTATCCAATTTACCAGCAGGATTTAAACAAAGAGGTGTAAGAGTTAGAGATGAAGCATCACCCATACAACCAGGTGAATTTAAAGACGTTGATGCACCGGGTGGTAATTTAAGAGAAGCTTTCTTTCCGTTACCATACAAAGAACCATCACAAACATTATTAAATCTTTTAGGTATAGTTGTACAAGCCGGACAAAGATTTGCATCCATAGCTGACATGCAAGTTGGTGATGGAAATCAAGGAGCAGCTGTTGGTACAACAGTTGCGTTATTAGAACGTGGTTCACGTGTTATGTCTGCAATACATAAAAGATGTTATGCAGCTATGAAAGATGAATTTAAATTGCTTTCAAAAGTTGTTTCACAATATCTACCACCAGAATATCCCTATGATGTTGTAGGTGGACAAAGAAATATTAAACAAACAGATTTTGATGATAGAGTTGATGTCGTACCTGTTGCAGATCCAAATATATTTTCTATGTCACAGAGAATTACACTTGCACAAACACAATTACAAATTGCAACTAGCAATCCTCAATTACATAATATGTATCAAATATATAGAAACATGTATGAGGCAATCGGTGTTAAAAACGTAGACACAGTTCTACCACCACCTGCACCAAACGCACCTATGGATCCAAGTATGGAGCACATTAATGCGATGGCTGGCAAACCTTTTCAAGCTTTTCCAGGTCAAGATCATAGAGCACACATAACTGCACACTTAAATTTTATGTCAACTAACATGGTTAGAAATAATCCTGCAATAATGGGTGCAATACAAAAAAATATTTTAGAACATATATCAATTATGGCACAAGAACAGATACAATTAGAGTTTAGAGAACAAATGCAAGAAATGATGATGATGCAACAACAAGCTGCAACCAATCCACAAATACAACAACAGCTACAAATGATGACAAATCAGATAGAAGCAAGAAAATCTGTGTTGATTGCAGAAATGACAGAGGAATTTATGAAGGAAGAGAAGAAAATTACGTCACAATTTGACTCTGATCCGTTGTTAAAATTAAAATCTAGAGAAGTTGACCTACGTGCAATGGAAAATGAACGTAAAAAAGACTATGACAACGCTCAAATAGATATTGCTAAGTCAAGATTGATGCAACAAGGCGATATTGCAGAAGATAAACTTGAACAAAACGAAGATTTAGCTAAATTACGTGCGGGAGTTAGTCTTGCAAAGCAAGGTGTACAACAAGCGCAAGTTATGATAGACGATAATTAATAAAAAGGAGCAAAAAATGCAAAAACTAGATAAAATACAAGAAGTTAAAGTTGCAGAACAACAAGTTGAGATAGATCCTAGATCTAAAACAACTGCTGATGGCGCTTTTAACTATATTGGCACTGGTGGACCTGAAGAAGAAGTACAAGGTCAAGGAAATGTGCTAGCAGAAAAGAAAAGAAAATCTAAAGCGTACTAATGGCTTGGTTTGGACTAGCAAAAGTAGCTTTACAGGCTGGGACGCATATATTTAAGAAGCGTCAAGAGACTAAAATGGCTATGGCTGATGCACAACACATGCATGCAAAGCGTATGGCCGACGGTCAAGCAGAATATCAGGGCAAATTGCTAGAGGCAAGACAATCGGACTGGAAAGACGAGTTCGTATTACTTGTATTAACGGCGCCGATAGGAGTTTTAGCCTGGGCGGTCGTATCGGATGATCCGATGGCCATGGACAAAGTAAAATTGTTCTTTGAATATTTCTCGGCACTGCCATCATGGTTCACAAATTTGTGGATCCTTGTAGTAGCGTCAATATATGGTATAAAGGGAACACAAATTTTTAGAAACGGCGGAGGAAAAAAATAATGTCAGGTAGATATAATTTAGTAAAAGAGTTTATTGTTAAACCGGCTGCAGAAGCAGTTAAAAAGGTTTTTAAAAAAAAAACTAAAGGCGTTGAATACGTAGTACCAAAAACAAATATACCTAAAACAAACATACAAAAAGATATAAGAGATCTTAAAATTGGTAATCAAAAATTAAAAGGTAAAAAAGCAAAATTAGATCAAACTCTTTTTGAAATTCAAAACCCTAAATTTAAAGGGAAAGATTTTACTTTTAAAAAAGATCAAGGAAAATCAGAATCAAAAAAAGAATCTTACGATAGAATAGTGAAAGAAAATACTAAAGTATTAAAAGGTGTTATTGATGATGCTTTTAAAGAGAAAAAAGCTAAAGGTGGAAGAGTTGGTTTAAAAAAAGGATCTTTCCCTGATTTATCCGGTGATGGTAAAACTACTATGAAAGATATTTTAATGGCTAGAGGTGTAATACCAAAACCAAAAAATAAAAAGAAAAAAATGATGGTTAAAAAATTTCAATCACCAATGACAAAAGCCATAAAGAAAAAAGATAAAAAAAGGATTATATAATGGCAAAACTATGTCCTAGAGGTAAAGCGGCAGCGAAAAGAAAATTTAAAGTGTACCCAAGCGCGTATGCTAATATGTATGCATCAGCAGTGTGTTCAGGTAAAGTTACACCAGGTGGCAAGAAGAAAAGAAAAAAAGCTATGGGTGGTGGAGTTATGGACATGACTAGAATGAGATACTTAAAAGGGGGACAAGTTTAATGGGTATTATTAAACTTATCAAACAACCTGCTGAAAAAATTATAAAAGAAAAATTAGATAAACTATTTAAAAAAGTACTTAGTGGCGCAAAAGACAGTCCTTACAAAAATGTAGATGACACAGGAACTTTTCCTTTATTTAGAAACCCAGATGATTTACCGGGCACAGAAAAAAAAAAATTAAAAAAAGCTGGTGAAAAAATAGCAGAAGAATTTAGAAAACAAGATAAAGCAAAAAAGATAAAAGAATTACAAATGGGTGGAACAAAAATGGGTTACAAATTTGGCGGAAGAGCAGGATACAAATCTGGTACAAGAGGCTGTAAGTTAGCCATGAGAGGCAAAGGAAGAGCTTACGGAAAGAATTCGTAATGAGAACTTACTACTCGAAAGGTGGAGGACTTAGAGAATGGGTCAAACAAAACTGGGTTGATATAGCAAATAAAAAGAAAGATGGTTCGTTTCCTAAATGCGGACGAAGTGGTGGAGAGAAAAGAAAAAATTATCCAAAGTGTGTACCAATAGCAAAAGCTAGAGCGATGTCTAAAGGACAGCGTAGAGGTGCTGTTGCTAGAAAACAAGCTAAAGCAAATACAGGACCAACACCATCAAGAGCTGCAACATTTGCTAAAAAGAAAAAAGCGTAGTGAGAAAACAAGACAGACAACCACCAAAAACTAAAAAGTATTTCAGATCTACAAAATCTGGAGCAGGAATGACAAAAGCTGGGGTCGCCCGATATAGAAGAGAAAATCCTGGCTCTAAACTAAAAACAGCGGTCACTGGCAAGGTCAAGCCAGGATCAAAAGCTGCGAAGAGACGTAAGTCCTTCTGCGCAAGAAGCGCCGGCCAAATGAAAAAGTTTCCAAAAGCTGCAGCTGATCCTAACTCAAGACTAAGACAGGCCCGTAGAAGATGGAAATGTTAAATGGCAGACCCTAAAAAAGGCACAGGTAAAAAACCAAAAGGTTCAGGAAGAAGAC